AGGGTATGTCTAAGGGGGGAATGATGAAGAAAAAGGGAATGTCTAAGGGTGGCGTTGCACGGGGAACCGGGGCGGCGACACGGGGTAAGAGGTTTGGCAGAGCCGGTTAATGCCGTATCTACAAAGCAATATACCCCACTTCAAATGTTGGGTGCGCCGTGAGTATACCCATAATCACAGCGCGTATCATGGTGAGTTTTTGCATGCTATGGCAATCGCAGTAACTACAATTCCGAACCGTTGTCTGAGCTTTCAGATGATATTCACCGGCTGTGAGGTCGATGATGAAGGCGGTCAGAATGTGCATGGCGGTGCCATGTGGGCTAGGATGCCTATTACTGCGCTAACTGGGGATACTTTGTTTGAAGAGTGGCCTGAGCCAATGCCTGTGCATGCAGCGCAGCCATGGGACTGTTCGTCTAGAAATCACTCGGTATATGTCATGGACAGGGCCACGCCCTGCCCGTGGCTTGCCAAAGTTGATGGCGAGTTCTACCCAGCAAAATACTATTTCACTGTCGATTATACAGACAGTGAGATCGCGGATGATCCCGCACAACACAAGCAGAGCCATGTTCTTGAGCTTTTGGACGCTGGAAAGTGGACAGGCAATATTGTGGCTCTGCCAAACAACAGGGTGAGAGTAACGCATCCTGCATGGTTTGAGACGGGAGAGGGTGCGCCCGACTTCCTTCCTTCCCAATATGTGCATTACTCAAAGTCCGATCTGGATTACACCTTGGACACGACTCAGATCTTCGACAATTTGTATGCGGGTACAAATGATGACTAACGCCAGAGGTAAATACGCATTTGGTTTTTGCGACAGGACAGGGTTCAGATATCCTCTGGATCAGCTTGTTGACGAATATCAAAATGGCGTGAAGACCGGCCTCAAGGTTGGCTTTGATGTTGTCGATCCTGATCATCCTCAGAACTTTCTGGGAAGGGTCAGGGTCGATGACCCTCAGTCACTGAGGGAGCCAAGGCCAGACAGAGATGAGCCTGAGTCGATATCACTATTAGGAAGCGATCCCTTCACAACAGGATCATCAGGATCTAGTGTCATAACTGTGAAAGAAGTCAATCACGGTAGAAGCACATCAGATACTGTTAGGTTTAGGGGTGTTGATAATTTTGATGGCATAACGAAAGCAGTTGTCGAGCTATCGTCTGGCTATTCGATAACAAAGGTGGATTCTGATACTTATACATTCACCGTTAGTGATACGGCAAACATTGGCAACAAGAGCGGGGGTGGCGGCATAGCAAGCGCAGGCCCCGTTACGCCGTTAGCATAAGAGGGGCAAATGTCTTTTACTTTCGCTCAACTAAAAACAGCTATACAAGATTTCACCGAGAACACAGAAACGACTTTTGTGACTAATCTTCCGGCGTTTATTCGTGCAGCGGAAGACAGAATATTCTACATGGTGGATCTGGAATACTTCCGCAAAAACGCCACGAGTGCCGTTAGCCAGAACGATCCATTTTTATCTCTGCCCACAGATTTTTTGGCATCTTTCTCTCTTTCTATAACAAACAGTAGCTCCAAGGAGTTTCTGCTTCCGAAAGACGTTAACTTCATTCAAGAGGCTCACACAAACTCTGCGACCACTGGCACCCCCAGATACTACGCTAGATTTGATGTCGATAATCTGATTCTAGGGCCAACGCCAGATAGCAACTACACATGCGAGTTCCATTATTTTTACAGGCCCACATCTCTGACCGCAGGAGCAGATAGCGGCACAACGTGGCTGAGTACAAACGCTCCAAATGCCTTGCTTTACGGCTCATTGTACGAGGCGTATATTTACATGAAGGGTGAGCCAGACATGCTTCAGTTGTACGAAAAACAATTCACTGAGGCGCTGTCGAGACTAAAAGACTTGGGAGAGGCAAGGGAAAACACTGATGCGTACAGGCAGGGTTTGCCTACTATGCCTCGCACATAAGGAGTAGAAGATGGCGACATCCAACGCAGCAACAAACTACCTAGAGCGGAGGTTGTTGCATTTCATATTCAAAAACAACTCGCTGAGTTTCTCCTCGCCGGGTGACAGCATCTATGTCGGTCTGGCAACTGCGGTATCTGCGGCAGAAACAGGCTCTGTTACAGAGGCTGACTTCACCAACTATGCACGGGTGCAGGTGACGGCGTCTAACTGGACCACGATTGGTTCTGACTCTACAGACACGCAGACGGCAACGAATGCGGCCAACATCGACTTTCCGGCGGCAGGAACCACTACTGCCGACACGATCACTCATGTGTTTATTGCGGACGCCTCGTCTAGTGGCAACATCCTGTTTGTTGGCGCACTAGATGCCAGCAGAACGATTGACGACGGCGACATCTTCCGCATCAACGCAGGGAACCTCACAATTGAGTTGAAGTAACATGGCACTGGTACTCAAGGATCGCGTCAAAGAGACGACCACCACCACCGGCACTGGCACTTATACATTGGCCGGTGCCGTTACTGGTTTTGAGGCATTCTCGTCTGTTGGCGATGGCAACACGACATACTACTCTTGTACAGACGGCACTGATTTTGAAGTTGGCATTGGCACCTACACGGCGTCTGGCACCACGTTAGCTCGTACAACGATCCTTCAGTCTAGCAATAGCGATAGCGCAGTAAGCTGGAGTTCCGGCACCAAAACAATTTTCTGCGCTCAGCCAGCAGAGAAGGCGGTGTTCCTTGATGCGAGTGGCAATATCATAGCGGCTAACGGCAGCGCACTTACCGCACTTAACGCAAGCAATCTTGCTAGTGGCACAGTAGCTAACGCAAGACTTGATCAGCAGTTACAGGATGTTGCTGGTCTTGCTGTAACAAATGGTAACTTTATCGTAGGCGATGGCAGCAATTTTGTAGCAGAGTCCGGCGCGACGGCTAGAACCAGCCTTGGTCTTGGTACAGCGGCGGTGCTGGACACCGGCATATCTAACACAAACATTCCGAAGTTCACTAGCGGCGTGGCCGACGATGACTTTTTGCGAGTGGACGGCACTGCCATTGAAGGCCGTTCTGCCTCTGAGGTGTTGTCAGACATCGGCGCACAAGCCAGCCTGACGTTTGGCATTTCAAACACCAATGCCGTCAAGATTGACAGTTCATCTGTAGCAGATGATGAGTTTGCCAGATTTACAGCCAGTGGTTTGGAAAGCAGAAGCGCTTCAGAGGTTCTATCCGATATTGGTGCAACAACCGCAACGGCGGCAGCGGACGAGGCAACGGCTCTTGCGATTGCGCTGGGGTGATGGAGATTTAGATGGCTAATACATTCAAAGTAATTACACGGGATGTTGCTCCCGCCACATCTGGATCACCAGAGACGTTGTACACGGTTCAAAGCGGTAGCACTGTAGTTGTGCTTGGTTTGACTCTTGCCAACGTACATACCTCGCAAGTGACCGGCACGGTGCAGCTTGTCAGCACCACGACACAGACAAGTCAAACGCAGAATACAACGGCACACATCGTGAAAGACATACCGATACCTGTGGGTTCGACGGTAGAGATCATGGGTGGTAACAAGCTGATACTGAATGTTGGAGACATCATAAAGATAGACGCCTCTGTCGCAGACAAGGTTTCTGTCACCATGAGCTACATGGAGATCACCTAATGCCCTACATTGGTCAACCGATAGCCGACAACTTTCAAAGCACGGTAGCGGTTCAACGGTTCAACGGTGACGGCAGCGACACTACCTTCACGCTAACCACTGCTGTGTCATCTGTGCAAGATGTCCTTGTGTCTGTTGACGGTGTGGTGCAAGACACTGCCGCGTACACCATTCCTGATGGCACAACACTGACATTTACCGCTGCTCCATCTAGTGGCACTGGTAATATCTTTGTGAACTACCTTGCACCGCAAGGCGCAACGATCACACCCGCCGATCAGAACAAGGGCAACTTCAAGGGCGGTGGTTTGTTCCGCACCAATGCACAGTCGTTGACTGCCGACACAACCATTCTTGCAACTGAGAACGCAAACGTGACAGGCCCGTTCACTGTAGCCAGTGGCGTTACCTTGACAGTTGAAAGCGGCGGGACATTGGTGACGCTA